GAAACGATAAGGTAACTGCACCGCCAATAGCATCAAAACAGTTTGCATTTTCAATAATCTGAGCAATACCAAACTTTTTATTAGTAGTTTCTACATCTAAACCAATCGAATATTTAGCTCCTGTGGGAACAGTAGTGGTTTGCGTAACATCAATGGCATCGTTGCCATCCGACAAAATATAGAACCTATCTAAAACATACGCATCGTTATTGTTTGCACCTGAAGTAAAACTTGTACCTCGTTGTGCTATGTCCATTCCGCCATTGATGATTCTGTTTTTAAATCCGTAATAACCTGTTGTAGTTCCAGTACCACCTTGTGCTTGGGATAAAGGAGTAGTAAGTCCTGTTAAAGAAGTAATATCAGAGTTTGCGCCACTAGCAGCAGCACTAAGGTTTGTTCTAGCGTTAGCTGCTGTAGATGCACCTGTACCACCATCTGCTACTGCTAGATCGGTAATACCTGTGATAGAGCCACCAGTAATAACGATAGATGTATAAGTAACACCAGTAATAGACCCGCCTGTAATCTTGGCAGCAGTCATGGTATATGTGCCATCTCTGATACCATCTCCGCAGTCTCTGATCTGCGCCATCATATCGCGCATCGTATCGTTTACTGCTGATGGCAACATTCCCTCTGGTGCGCCATCTGGCGGTGCTGCTGTGTTATTGGCAGGGGTTAGAGAATATTTTGTGTATGCCATGATTTTCCTTACTCAGTTATTCCGAATGTAGCACCATAGCCAAGGCTTAATGCTTTTCTTTGCAATTCTTTACTAATTGGTTCTATATTGGTTGTAGATGCTTTACTCATTAATCTTGCTGCCAACTTAGGATCTAACATAGCATCAACCAATAATTCTCTAATTTGGTCATCTGTACCATTGTAGAGCCAATTGAGAGGTGCTACCACCTTGTTTGCTGCTGCCGGTACTTCTCCAAACATCTGTTTTCCGATGATTCCACCGATAACATTAGCTGTAGAAAGATTCTTAAATGTATCTGATCCTGGCACTCTGCCTGATTTGTTTAATACACCAGAATCTAAGTCTCTGCCAACTCGTTCTAGGATCTTTACTTGCATTTGAGACATATCTGTCTCTTTTGCTGCTGCTCGGATAGCCCTAACAAAATTAGGCTGAGAAATCATAAATTGCCCTACATTGATTGGGTCAGAAATTGTAGAAAGAACCTTACCTCTAAATCCTTGGGCTGCTTCTACTTTCTCAATATTTTTGCTTCTCTGAGCATAGACTTTTAGGTAGTCTTTATATCCAGGTGCTGACGAATCAAGTACATCATCTACAGCCTTAATAACGCTTTCTAATTGTCCTTTTGCTAGACTGTATGCAGAACCTTCTCTATCCAAAAGACCTTGTGCTGCTGCTTTTAGATCTTTACGAACCTCATAAAGCGAGCCAACTGTATCTGCTCTGTTTACAGAGTTTTTAGCAAAGTTCATGGCATTGATAACTGTAGATCGCTTGCCAACATCAGAAGCCAAAATGTCATCAATCTGTTTATTAACTACCAAAGAGATAGCAGACTGTATTTGTTGTGGTGTTTGTGTAGATGCAGCAAACGCTGCCTCTCTCATTGGTGCAGTCGCAGTTTCTCGATTAGCAACAGCAAGATTAACAGCATCTTGGTCTTTAGCAAGTCTATCAATAATAGACATTCTTGCTTTATTAGCCTCACTAGCCTGTGCAGCAAACTTGCCTGTAACATCTAATGCACGAATAGGTGTTTCTGCTGAGATTAAACCTACATCTCTACTTGCTTGTGCTGTGGTTGGTGTATAGCCAGGTACTTGTGGCTGGAACTCTTGCATACGAGTAATAGCAGTTTCTGGTTTATTAGCTAACTGTCTTAAAACATTGCCTGTAATTACTTCTCTGCCTGCCTCTGTAAATGGGCGAACAGTCTCTCGAATTGCTCTGCCTGCTGCTGGAATAGCCGTAGTTGCTGCTCCAGGTGCTAACATACCACCAAGCATTGCCAAGCCTAATTGACCGCCTGCACCAACATCTGTGTATTCTCTACCAGCAGCCGATGCACCAGCACCCCCTACCGCAGCAGACATTTGTAAAGGTAAATTTTCTACAAAAAACTTTTCTGCTACCGATGGTTGTGCTATTGCCCTTTGACCAGCAGCCAATCCTCTTTGAACTAATGCAGCAGGAGCAGCAACACCTGATATAGCAGAAGTAATATCTTGAATTACTTTTTCTCCTTTAGTTTCTGCCTCTGGCAAACCAATTTGTGTCATGCCTCTCTGTAATGCACGACTTGGCATTTGTAACTGTGGAATATCTGCTCCTGTTACTTTACTAACACCGCCACTAATTAAATTAATAAGTGTATTAAGTGCATCACCAGCTAAAACAGGCAATCCTGCTGCGCCTGTAATAGCTGCTCTTGCAGTTAAACCTCTTTGCCGATTAAACTCATCTAATAAATCACGAGATGTTGTTGGTTGTTTTGATTCTGCAAAATAATTTTCCATTAAGTTTTGTGCTTGCTCTGGTGTAGTTCCTTCTGGAACTTCAAACCTTGCAATCCTACCATCAGGCAATTCAAATCTTGCTATTGGCATTTTATTTTCCTTCAAAACCTAAAAATTTGATACTTTTTGTAGGTGGAATACCTAACTGTTGACCAAGTGTAGGTTTTGTACCTTGTGATGGTGTGCTAATTAATGATGGATTTTGTTTAAAAAAGTCTTGAACAGGGTTTCCTAGTGAAGCAAGTCTATTGTCGGCTTCTTCCCTAGTAATTTTACCATTTAATACTTGTGCTGCAATTTCACCCTCTTTTATCAAATAATTATTAATATCTTTTGATGATTGAATAATTATTTTGTTTGCACCAGGTTGATTAATTATTCTTACCACAGATCTTTTATATAAATCTAAGTCTGCATCAGACATTGTTCCAGAATTAGGTGGTCTTTGTTGTGGTACTAATTTATTAATTAATGCTTCTGCTGCTTGTAATTCAGATAATCCTTTAACTGGAATACCTAAATTGCCAGCATATAGTTTTAAACTAGCTCCTAAACCTGTTTCAGTTCCTTCTAATAATGACTCTAATCTGTTTATGTCATTTAAAGATCTACGAGCAACTTGTCCTGATAGTTTTAAATCTGAGAATCCTTTTGCTGCTTCTTCTTGTGCTTTTTTAACAAACGCACTTTCTTCTCCGCCAATAATGTTTTTAACTAATGGTGCTTTTACTATTTCACTAATTTTTCCAGTAGAACTAATTTGTAAAGATGTATCTACAGGCAATCCTAATTGCTTTTTTTGGTCTACAGACAACGGAGTAAATGTTTCTTTCTTTTCATCTTTTCCTAAAACTTTAAGCAACTCTATTGGACTTTCAATAGCACCTTCTGTAATTAAAGATTCTTGCAATTTAGCAAGATCAAGAGTCCGTTTTGGTGCAATAGGCATTGTTAATGCAGATAATGTTTCAGCAGTAGGCATTTCACCTGTTTCTGTAGGAACAAGACCAAACTGAGGAACTTCTCTTGTAGCACCTCTAATAGCCTCTTGCATCCTTTTCTGAGCATCTTGCTTTTTCTTGTACTCGCCCAACTGCATACCTGTAACCATCTGCTTTAGCGTTCTGTCAAACGATTGGTTGTAGCCTTCCATGCCTGCGCCTAATGCGCTACCAAATAACTGTCCTGTGCTAATAGGCTCTCTTGTTCTGCCAGATTGTGCTAACAAAGCAATAGCAGAATTTAATAAGGCTTGTTGTCCTGCGTTGGACTGTAATCGTTGTTGTTCGGCAGGACTAATTAACTGAGAGTAGTCTGGTTGCTGACCGAATAAAGCTGATAGATCAATTGCCATAATTTATCCTAATAAAGAATTTGGATTTCTTGCTCTTTGTAGAGCTAGTAAATTGTATAAACCTGAGTAATCAACTGCGCCTTGTGGCATCTGTGTTCTACCGCCCATCTGCATTTGTGGCATCTGTTGTTGTGGTTGTTGTCTACCACCTAGTAATCCACTTGCTGCTCTTAATCCTTGTAGAACTTGTCCAGGAGTAACACTACTTGGCACACCTTGATATATGGATGCACCACTTCTAGCTTGTTCCATAACATCTTGTGAAATGTACTGTGATGGATCTGCAAATTTTAAACCTGCTATTTCTTCTGCAATTGCTTCTGGACTTAATCCTTGACTTGCTAATTCACCCATGTATTGACCGATGGCAGGATCAATGCCAGATGTGCTTAAGGTAGTTCCAATTTGGCTAGGCGTTAAACCTTGTTTAGAAAGATTTACAGCATCAAATGCCTCTGTATATGGCAATGCTTTACCAAAAACTTCTGCTGCTGCTGCCTCTGCTACTGCATCTGCTGCTGCTGCCTCTCCTGCACTAGATAATAACGCTGCTCCAACTGTATCTGCTAAAGCACCTTCTCCTGCAAGAGTTGCAAGACCAGTTTCTGTTGCTCCAGTAAATGCTGCTGCTCCTGCACCCTCTGCTGCTAATGCTGGTGCTAAATATGGTGCTGCAAAATATAATGCTGCTGCTGGAGCTGCTTTGCTTAATAAATATCCTGTTGATTTATCTGCATCAGCTAAAACATTACTTGCACCTTGAGCAATATCTTCTAAACCACCACCAACAGCCTGACCAACATCTTCTACAGCACCAAGGATGCCACCGCCACCGCCCGATGTTCCTAATACATCAGAAATTGGGTCTGTGATTGCCGAAAAAAAACCGCCTCCACCGCACATAATTAATCCTTTAAGTGTTTGACTGTATTAAAGCCAACAGTTTTATAACCTAGTCTCTCATAAAACTGTCTGGTTTTATCCATGTTTACTGCTGATGTTTGTCCTAAATGCAGATCATCTACACCCATATCTTTAGCCCATGTTTCTAATGCTTTTATCAACATAAGTGCTGCTCTACTACCTCGATACTCAGGTAATACATATAATCCTAGATCGCTTACTCTTTTGCGATTGCTAAAGAAATACTCATGCGCTACAGCAAGTATAAATCCTACAATTTTGTTATTTTTTATAACTATAAAAAAAACTGTATTATCACTTTTAAACAAATTTAGAATCTTATGTTTTTCTAATTTTGCATAAGAAAATTCTGCCTCTGCTATCATTTTAATAGCAAGTTCAAAAAACTCCTCTAAACGATGTAGGGTTAGTTTTTCTACTATCAGAAGAAACCGCCTCCTAGTAAACCACCACCTAATGCACCTAATGCTGGTGCAGCATATTGATTACCAAAGAAACCAGAAACACCAGGAATCTGTCCTAATGCGTAACCGCCTAGACCGCCTGCAATAGCACCACCAAGCACACCTGCTCCACGATTCTGATAAGTAGGTGCATTTGTGGTTTGTGTGCCATAACTTCCTAATGGAGTGCCATAGACTGATGATAGGTAGCCTTGTAATTGCTGATAGGGTAACTGTTGTCCAAACTGATAACGAGCTAATTGCTCTTGTAGAGGTTGTGCAGCGATTGCCTCTTGTTGTGCGCCCACTTGAGCCAATGTCTGCGATGGGAGGAACTGTTGACCATAAAAGCTAGGTGCTGCACCAGCCAACTGAGCTTGTTGCAATTGAGCCTGTTGTTGCAGTCCTCTTTCCTGTTGATACTGTGTGCCAGCTACATTGGATGTAATATCCCCTAGAGACCTACCATAAGCCTCTGTAGCAGTTCCTAAGGCTCTTTCCATAGCACCACTACCCAATCGACCAGACTTGCTGTAAAGGCTCGAAATGCCTGGCAATACGGATTGGCTAAATTGTTGGGTTAGTGGGCGAGTCGCTGCCTCCATCATCGCTTGTTGATAAGGATTGGCATTTAAGAACCCACCGGCAGCAGTCTGTCCAACTTGACCTAAAGATGATGTATAAGCCTGTTGAGCTTGTTGTAGAACAGGAGACTGTTGACGAGCAATAGCCTCTTGTTGGGCAATCGACTCAGTAGTCGCAGCAGATGGGCTTACATAAGTCTGTCCAGGAAAGAACTCAGGTTGTTGTCCTGTTAAGAATAGACTCTGCGCCCTTTGCAAACCTTGGGTAAGGTATGGGAGTAACGCTGGATCAATTTGCGAGCTTGTAGTAGTTGTTGCCATAGTTTTATCCTACGATGATGTATTTATAAGTCATGCCCGATACTGTATTAGCTGGATGGCTAATAGTGGCACTTCCGTTGGTTAATGCTGATATATAAGGCATTGTAAAAAGATTACTGGTATAGCCATTCGATGATAGATAATTCATGGTGGCTATGATGCTTGGTGTTGCTGGTCTAGTTGGGCTTGATTGGGTAGCAAAATGCTCAATGCTTACACCAATGTCGCTTGGTCTCCAAACTAACTCTACATAATCGTCTTTTTGCAATGCAATAAAGAAGTTTAGTGCTGCAATAGCTTGGCTTGCTACACCGCTTGATTTTCTAGGTTTAATACCAAACTCACTATTGCTGTTTGCTACATTTGTTCCGTTTTTACTAAACCAAATACTGACTGTTTGAACATCGTTGGTCGTATTAATTAACTGCACACTAAACTGAATGTTGTAGAGTCCAGAGTAACCTGCTGTTAATTTCGTATTCGTTACTAGACTTGCACCTAATGCATAGTCTGTAGTGCTAAACGACATAATATTGGCTGCTGATGTTGTCGTTGCTGCTTGATCTGTATCGTCTTGTACCGCTAAATAAGGATAATACGCTGTAGATGATACATCGTCTGTAGCCATCAACAATATGACAGAATCTACACCAATACGAGCATCTGTAATAGTGGTAGTAGATGCACCGCCTGTCGCTAAAGTTACCGACCCTGTATTGTTAGTCTTGCCATTCATAATCCCATTGACTACCTCTGCTACTCCACGAGGATCGCTACCAAATGGGGGTAATGCTCTAAACATTATCTAGTTCCTAGAGGGCTTAAATCGATGTCCATTCCGACTGCGGATGTCCAACTACCTGTAGGGGTTAATTGTAGACGATGATAGCGACCAACACCACGCACAGACACTCTATTTTCGGCATCTGCTGCAGTCTGAGAGCCAAATACTGTTGACTCTGTTAAAAGCCTACGAGATAGCAATGCCACGCTTCCAGATCCATCATCTACGATAGGTTTAACCATTGTGATAGAGGAAGTAGATCCTGGCACTTCTATATCTCCTGTTTCTAGGTACGCTGTAGCGTTAGCACCTGAAAAGGTAACAATCTTTGCACCATCCACACCGGCTAACTGTAATCTGCCACCAAGCCAAACACGACTATCAAAACTAGTAAGGATTGTTTCTAATGTTCCATAGACATCTAACCCTTCTAATGTAACCGCAGGGGTTGATGTAGATGCGATTCTATCTACAGTAGTTGTTCCGCTAGTCCAACGCTGAGTCTGATAGTTGTAAATCAACAAGCTATCCGCAGTTGCAGAACTATTAGAGGCATATGCCCAAATAATCAACTTCTTTGTTGGATCTACTGCTGTTGACATAAGGTACAAAGTACCTTCGTCTACATTGTCAAAAAAGAATCGGTTTACTTTCTCGTTACCAATTGGCACTACATTTTGTCCATCGCAAGCATAAAAGCCATCATCGCCTAGGAAGAACGATGTTCCACCATACTGAATAATGGAGTTTGCCTCATAACATCCTAGATTTCTACTAATGTTATCAAATTGGAATACAAGAGGACTACCAACATAAGACATACGATGGATAGAACGATCCATAAAGACTAGACCATATTCACCACCTGTAACACCGACCACAGAACCACCATCAGGAATATCTTGAAAATCTGCTTGGGTAGTTGCAGATGTAGCCCAACTAGACTCGTCTCCTAATGCTGACCATTGAACTCTGTTTGGATAACTAGACTGATAGCCTGATACTACAAAGTCTCGCACTACAGTTACATATCTTGCTTCTGGTGCATCTGCTGCTAGGTTTGCAAACAAAGAAGAACTATTTAAGTTAAATCCTTGTAATCTATCGAATCCATTAGCTGCAATAATGACATTACCAAACTGTGTAAATCTAAAACGCTGATCTGTAGGAGTCGAGTAGTTTCCTGATTTGGATACATTGTCTAATGCTAAAGTTGCAGAATTTAATTTAAATAATTTTGTAGAACCGCCAGCAAATACTAATGTAGCACCTGCCGTTGTTTTTCCTGCAACTACATTGTTTAAGTTTTCGGATGCCGATTCCGAGTAATTTACTACTGTAGGCAATGCACCATACCCTACTGCCTTAGAGTAAACATTCTCTGCTCTCCTAAGACCATTAGTAATACCTGGCTGATCTGGTGTCCATTCTCCGAATGTTATTCTGCTGATTGCCATTAATTATTTACCCATGAATTATTACTACCAGAACTTGTAGTCCAAGTAGTCGATGTTGGTGTTGTTCCTGTCCAAGGCTCTGAGCCTACCGATGATATTGTCCAAAATGTCGTACTAGGTGCTATACCTGTCCAAGCCTCTGTTCCTGCTGTCTCGCCTGTCCAATTATCTCCTAATATTCTGCCTAGGCAACTTACTGTAGAAGTGTTAGAAACAGAACCTAAAGCAGAAAATACTGCGTTTGCATAACACGCTATATTAGCTAATGCGTTAACACTAGCGTTGCCAGAAAAGTCTACATTTCCAAGTGTACTAACTGTCGTTACACATAGAATTTCACAGTTTGCTAGTCTTTGTCTAATTGCATTTGCTGTTATTGTTGCACTTGCAGAAATAGAACCACTAAAGTCTCTTATTCTGATACAACTTGAGTTTACTGAAACTGTACTAGTAATACTAGCATCAGCAAGCCGAAGTCTAATCGCGCTACTAACTACAGAACAAACACCATCTATAGATGCACTTGCCTCTGTAGGGGTTACATCACCTACACAATATCCTGTATCCCAATATCCATATACGACATATTGGTCTGCAAAAGCCATCAGCAGTCCTCTGCACCAGCATAATCGCTAAAAGTCTTTAGAACTTCATATATGGCTGAGATTAAATCACCCTTTAAATCTTCCATATTGATGTAGTGTGCATTCTCTTTGACTGTAGCCATGTTGCCATGCCTTGCCGACTCGTCATAATGAATAGCGACTTGGACTTGAATTTGGTCTTTAGTGCCAAAGAAGTTAGTGATTCTAGCGTAGGCTTGTGGGGCTGGTACGCCAAATTGTGTTTGAACAGCGAGCTTGAGTGCCATGTAATTCTCCTTAGTATGTCATTTCGGTTGTGCGGATTTGGCAAACTGTACGAATAGTCGTTGCCGCTTGCCCAGTAAAGGTTACTCGTATTCCACCATTAGTCGTATCGGCTGTTACTGCGATAACCCAAGTAGATGCCCCAGCATCAGCATAGGTAGATGTTACTGTGGGTGTTCCGACCAAAGCCGTAGATGCGGCATTAGCACCTCGTTTAATTACACCCTCAATAGTCCAGCCTTTAGTGTTACCACCGCCAGTTACTCCTGATACCACTTCACCTCTAAAGAAGTAAGCAGAGTTGTTAGGTAGTATTACTTGGTTTGTTGTTCCTGCGGCTGATGTATTTGAGCGTAATGCGGTTGCTGTTGCGTCTGTTGTTTGAACAGCTAATATTAGTAACCCAGTTTGACAACCACCTTGAGTTGAACTTAAAGGATTTCCGTTTGCTGGAAAAACATGATACCCATTAATTGCTCTAGTTGTGCCTAAAATACCGCCAAGAATTGCAGAATTAGCACCACTTGCTACATTGTTATTACCACCAACAATAACTGAAGCATTTCCAGTAGATGTATTACCCCATCCACCACCAGTAAATGCACCTAATTGAGTTGCTGTATTTGCCCCTGTTCCTGTACCAAAAGTTCCACCACCAACTACTACTGAACCTATACCACTAGCTGTGTTTGCAGTACCACCACCAACAAAACTCCAATCCCCACTAGCCACATTCCTATTAGCCGCAGTACCAGCATCACCACCACCACCGATAAATGAATAACTACCTGTAGCTTGATTATTACCACCGCCTACTACTACTCCATGAGGAGTAAAGAAAGATAGAGTGCTTGTAGATGAACCTGATGCGTTTTTGCTTAAAGTCAATGCAGTTCCGCTAATGGCGGCTACATAGGTATCGCCAGCGATTGATGTGCCTGTAATGTACTGACCTACTTTAATTGATGCGTTACTGCCTGAGAGCGTTACGGCTGTTGTGCCGTTCATTGTGCCTGATTGCGTAGTTACGGCTGAATTTGAAGTTGTTGAGTTTGTAAAACCATTGCCAACAAATCCGTAGTAACCAGATGCTGTATTAGTTTGTCCACCGCCAACACCAGCATAAATACCACTTGCTGTGTTGTTGTAGCCACCGCTTACAACTCCAGCATATCCTGAAGTTGTATTGACACCACCACCAGCAACAACTCCGTATTGTGCGTTTGCAGTATTGTAAGAGCCACCGCTTACAACAGAAGATGTTGCACTTGCAACTCTTGACGCAATATCTCTTTCTGTCTGCCAATCAACAGCCCTAGCACCCCTAGCATTACCACCTGTAGCAGTAGAGTCTGTTAATTGGGCTTGTAATGCTCCTGTTCCTTTAGGTTGCAAGACTAATGGAATGTTAGTTCCTGAACCTACGGCTAATATTTGAGGGTATAAAGCATTTCCTACGACTTGGATATATTGTGCTGAAGTAGTACCAAATGACCCTGTGCCAGTTGATTCTAATGTACTAAATTTACCTGTGGCTGGGGTAGTAGCACCTATAGTAGTGCCATTGATTGTGCCACCTGTGATGGCTGCAGCAGTCTTTTCTACCTTGTCTGTATCAAGATTGGTAAAGTTAGCATCTACCTCTACATGGGTAAGCGGAGAGCCTTTACCGGCTCTGGTAACAATAGTAGACATATTAAGCTAGGGTAACTGATAGATTACCGATTGCGATCTTAAATACATCTCCTGTTTCGATTGTTTTAGAACTGTCTAGTGCGGTATGGTAGTACAGATTACCGCTTGTGCTTGCATCCAATATTCCAATATGGCTTACTGTTCCCCAAGTCGATGTACATTGTGGGAACTCTACTGCAGCAGAGTTTGTAGATACACCATTGCTCGGTGCGCCAAAAGTTACTGATTGTCGAGCATACGATCCACCACTTACCTCTGTGCCTGTACCAGCATCTGTTGGGTCTGCTGTATAGAGACCAACATAGACTGTTGCAGGAGAGGTAAAAGTTGTTGCTCGTAGAGTTGCATTGATTAGTGCGTTCTCTAGGTAGTTTGACATTTCAGCCATGGTATTTCCTTATCGTGAGGTTACGCGCATTTGTAATGGAACACCCGAATACTCGCTATTTTGGTCTGCATCGGATATGTTTTTGATTGCTCTGTCGTACAAGGTTGCCCATGTCTGACTTCTTGCATCGTTAATTAAGTATGGCTCTGCTTCTAAAAGCGAGGCATAGAGGAGAGCATCTGGATAATTAGCAAGAAATACATTGCTTGCATTACCAGTAGACAATACAGTAGGTTTAGCATAGTAGAGGATCTCCAATGTATACGCTGTATCTGGCTTTGGGGCTAACTCAAACTCGCTTGCCAGGATTGTGTAATAAACTGGTTTGCCACTCTCGTCTGCCGGAGCATCCCTAGTAAATAAACTAGGAGACATATAAGTAATAGGGTATCTTGGATTGCCTTGGATATGTAAATCACGAATCTCTAAGAAGTTTGTTGGTAAGGCTACTTTGCCATCACCACTTACTGTTAACGCAGTAGCTGACTGTAACATCTGCCGAGTGCGTAAATCTCTAGCCATGCGTAGCTCTGCAAAGCTAATAAAATCGGGGATAACCGATGTTAAGTCTGATCGACCTAAGTAGTTAGCCACCGATGCTTTGAGATCGGTAAAGTTTGTGTAAGCCATGATTTCCTAATCTTTTGGTAGTTCGATGTTATGCCATCCATAGACATACTGCCCAATATGCTTTATGTGTTTGGATAGATCGTGATCTACCCATGTATCAACTCCTGCATCCTTTGCTTTAATGCAAAAGTAAATGTCCTCGCCTAGTATCTTGTTGTTTAAAAGTTGCTCAAAGTAGAAGTAGGGTTTTTCCATCTTCTTAATGACACTCTGTTTAATCAACATAATTCCACAGCCAATCCCATCTACTTTCTCAACGCCTGACTTAGCATTGGAGTAAACCGCTAACCAATCTACCGATCCATCATCATTAATATGGATATTCCTAGCGGTAGGGCTAACAGGTTCTGCCCTTGTAGTTGCGTTGACCCCGATAATATCTTTATCGTGAGCCATCAATATTTTTAAGGTGTCTTTTGGAAACCTCATATCTGCATCTACAAAGAGCAGATAATCTGCCTTGTTTTCTAGTGCTGTTTCTACCAACTTATTCCTCTGGTCAAATATTAGCGTTCCAGAGCTAGTAAACAGGTCTATATCGTGTTTTGTGGTCTTAATGGTATACGCACACATTGCTACTAAATCAAACGCTGTAGCGACTTCCATTTGCCCTCTAGCTGGCATTAATATAGCGATCCTCATACCTGACCCCCTCTAGTTCTAAATACCTTATTATCAGGGTTATTTAGCCACTTCTTGAGGGCTTTTTGGTCGGTAATATGATAGCCTCGCATAATTCCCATTACATTTAGAGTCTCAATAATCTCCAAAGGTAATGATGCTATTTTATTCTTTGCATCGTATGGGGTATCTCCCCATCCTGTCTTTTCACTACGCTGATTATATTGTGCCTTTGTATGGTCAATAAAATCGTCTAGTTGTGTTTCTGTCTTAATAATAAGACCGCCATCGCCATCTGCGTAGGCTGTTTTTACTACTCCGTTTACTACACCTAAGTTACCTCGTTTGCCGAGTTCTGACATAAAGACTCCTAGAAAGGGGGCAGGTTTTGCCCACCCCCTATTCTACAACTTATCTACTATTTATCAAGATAAGTCGAAAGCACCACCATGAGCAGCTTCATTGCGAACTTCAAGGGTCAATTCAGCCAAGATTTGTTTCTTGTCTGCATCGCCTACTTTAGCAATGTCGTTGGTCTGGAATGGTCGCAGATATGCTAATGCTGCATATTCTGGATCAAGGATCAACGCATCACGAGTACGCATAAAGCGATTAGGAACGATCTGCAATACACCAAAGTCTGACTGATATAAATCAGCACCGGCTAGGATGGTTGCTTGACCACTCGTAGGAACTTGGTAGCGTTGTGCTGCCAAACCTGTAAAAGCTGAAACTACTTGCTTTTGTGCAGGGCTAACAAACAATGCTGATGGTGTACCACCGCTTGCAAACACTTTAGCGATAACATCTTTGAGGATGGTCTCAGTAAATGCACGAGTTGATCCATCTGTACGAGTAGAGACACCAAGGGTTGTTGGGTCTACACCAGTAAGTGAAGTACCATTCTTGCTTGTGTTGGTCTTGATGTACGAGAGCAAAGAACCCATCTTACGAGCAGACGAACCAGACGATCCTGCTGCCTGACCTTGGTTTGCTGTGATGATGGTCTCGATGTCGCGCTTGATCTCAGCAGATGCTTTAGCCAACTGGTAAGCCATCTCAGACTTACGACCAGCAAGGTCAGAAGCCAAGAGAGTACCAGAAACCATAACAGTCTTACCTACGATCTGTGTCAAGTTTGCGAGACGGGTTGTTGGGGTAATAGTACCCTCAGAAGCACTTGCGCCTTCGACTAATGCGTTGGCTGTGGTTGCTGCTGCGAGACTATCTGTTTGCCATTCATGCGTAACCGATGTTGCTTTGGTTTTGCCAATGGATGACATGATGGGCGTATCTGTTGGCGAGATATCATAGATGACATCCGTCAAGTCTTCCCGCGCACCAATAGCTGTATAACGATCATATGCTGCCATGATTAAATTCCTTTATAAAAATCGTTCAAATAAACGAGCCGCATCCTTTTTATTGCCAGATTGGCGTAATGCTGCTCTATCTTTTTTTACTGTCTCATTCTCGGAACTCTGCGGATTAGATGTTCCTGGTCGAATAGTTTTTGGAGCATTGGCTACTTTCTTAGAAGTAACACTCTTGTTTGCCATCAACTTATCGTACTGTGCTGCTTTATAGAGGGCTAGTACAGCGCGACTATCGTAAACCTGAGACAACTCTTGATCTGAGAATCCTTGAGCTTTAGCATAATTGCGTATGTCTCTACGGATTACTTCGGCTTTCACATCGTCTTTAAACTCTGGGATAGCCTCTACAAGTTTTGCCTGCTCTGCTTGGATATGCTTTTGCAACTGTGTTTGAGTGTAGGACTGCTGTTCTTGTTGAACTCGCTGTCTTTCCATCTGCACCGCTTGCAACTGCTTATCTCGTTCCATCTTCTCTCCCATTGCAACTGCGTAAGCAATCGGATCTTCTGCCTTGAGTGATGCTAAGTCTTGGCTTTGATCTTGTTGCTGTAACAATTGTTCAATGACTTGGAGTCGTTGGGCATATGTTTCTCTAGTCTTTGCTGCTTCATCAATCTTTACTCGATCAGCTTCTACAGCCTTTCGTTGTTCCGCTAAAGATTGAGTTTTCTTCTGATAATCGGCAGTCCTACTGTAACCATTCAAAAGCTCATCGAGGCTAACTTCCACTTCTTCACCAGAGACTTTAACTCGGTATTTGGGGAGTTCCTCTACTTCTTCTTCTTGGCTTTCAGCTTCTTCTGCACTTACATCTTGCTCCTCGGACTCGGCAGAATACTCTGCCTCACTAGGTTCTGGTTGGGCTTTCGCCTCCTCCGCTTGTGGTTCAAGAAAAGACATAAATGCATTAGCTGCACCTGATACAGAATTGTCTACACTCCCTTGTGGGTTGGTGTTTTCACTCATTTTCGACCTCTATGGTTGTTAAAAAACCTTGACTCGCTTCTTTTCAATTTCGCCATTGTGTGCGATTGATTGAATAGATGCTTCAAATTCTTCTAGTGCCTTTAGTTTGACTAAGGCTCTTTCTCTACCTTCTACATCATGCTCGGCAGAACTAAAGATATACGACTTGAATGAGTCTTTCTGAGCCTTTAATAGCTCTTGGAAAAACTCATCGCCTAATAATGTTTTAGCTCTGTCGGTTGTATTCATCCAGGTATCCTGACATCGCCTGTTAATTTAGCACCGACTTGTGCTGCTTTCAATTGGGCTTCTGCTTGGAACTCTGCTGTCTTGAGTTCTAAGTTAGCTGCTGCCTTCTCTCTTTCAAGTTGGATAGAGGCTTGTGCTTTAGCCTTGGCAATCTCAATCTCGTTGATTGCTTTGGCTCTGTCTGTTTCGATCTGTGCCTGTGCCTGTTGCATCATCATATCTAACGCAGGGTTAGGCTGTTGTTGTGGTGGCTGTGGCTGAGACAACTGTTGGTCTAGCTCTGGTGGAATCTCTTTAAAGAACTCCATTGAATCTTTGTACCCTGCTGCCTCGATAAACTTACCAAGTGTGTTGCGATACTGACCTACAGTTACCAATGGATTAGCAAAACCTTGTGTTGACAAGATTTGCTCTTGTTTCTGCATAACCATCGCTGCCATAGCCATCTTCTGATCTTGGCTACCTGTGCCTAGACCGACATTGACTGTTACATCGTAGTTGTTCTTCCACTCTCTTGGGTCGATAGAGACATACT